TTAGAGCCGGCCGCTCATAACGGTCTGGTTGCAGGTTCGAGTCCTGCCGGGCCCACCAATTCCTCGGATCGGCTTTGATCTTCCATCGATTTTTGCCCGTTTCGTCCCATCAACGGTTTTGGCGCCTGAAAGTGGGACATTCTTCCGGGCCATCAGCGCATCAAGCCGGGCGAACGCGTTGCTCGCCATGAGCTTCTTCTGTGCCTTGCGAACGTAGATTTCGGCGGTCTCCAGCTTCGACCAGCCGAAGACGGCGCACAGCTCGGAAGCCGTCGCGCCGCTCTCAGCCAGGATCGTCGCCGCCGCCTTGCGCACCCCGTGCGCCGAGCAGTGTGGCAGCCCAGCCTCATTGCACCAGTCGCGCATCCGGTTGCCGAAACTCTCCTTGGTGTACGGGCGCCCATGGGCGGAGACGATGAAGGAACGCTCGCCCGTTGGCGTGGCATCGATGATGGCCCGCAGCTCCGGCCGCACCGGAATCTCGATCCGCACCGGCCGGCGCCGACGGTTCTTTTCTTGAACGAAAGAGAAGAAGCCTTCGACCACATGTTGCGGCCCCAGCGCGTAGACATCGCCCCGGCGCCCGCCCGTGTGCAGAAGCAGCGCGAGCGCCAGGCGCGCCGGCGAGCCGATCGGATGCGTCTTTTCGAACTGGCGTACCTCGTCGACGGTCCATGCGTGGAAGCCTTCGCTCGAGGTGTTGATCTTCCCGATGCCCATCGCCGGATTCGCCGCGATCAGCTTCTCCAAGACGCACCAGGCGAAGAAGGCCTTGAGGTACTTCACCAGCTTGTCGGCCGAGCCTGGCTTATCGCGCCGCTTGTCTCGGCTCTTTTCGATGTCCTCGCGCCGGAACGCCGCCAGCGGCAGCGGACCGGCAATCGCCGCATAGCGGTTGAGCACACTGCGCTTGTCATTCTGCGTCGCCAGCTCATAGCCGCGAAACAGGGGCGAGGCGTAGTAGCGTGTCAGTGCGTACTGGAAGCTGCCCTCTGCGACGCGCTGGAGCTTCGGGCGTGTCGGTTCTTCGACGCCGCGGATGGCGCGGTGGTACTCCGCCATAAATGGCTCGGATGCCGTACCGTCGTCATTGAGGCGGGTCTTCATCCGATATTTCTTTCGACCCGGCACCCGAACGTACCACCGATCATTCCCACGGCGATCCGTGTCCTTCACCAGGTAGCGCAGCTTCACCGGAGCCATCAAAGCACCATGTCGTCGAGGGGATTGTGGGTCAGGACCCCGTCGCGTAGCGCCAGCCAATGCTCGCGAATCTGCTCCGTATCCCACAGCATCAACCCATCGACTTTACGTCCTTTGGGCATCCGCCCGTCGGCAACCCATTTGTCGAAGGTCGATGGGGACACACTCAGGCTTGCCGCCGCTTCGTCGCGCCTTAGCGCAAAGCGGGGCAAGGTCTGTTCCCTGAGCGATCGCGCCGTCACGCCTTAGCCCTACGAGCGCGCTTGTAAGCCTCTAAGTCTTCACGTGTGATTTCGAACCGCGAAGTCTTCCCCCCTGCGCACCCCTTGTAGAGGGGAAGCTGGCCTTTCAGCCGGTGAAACGTGGAGAGGGACCAGCCCAGCTCGTGCGCGATCGCTTTCGCAGAGCGAATAGTTTCTTCAGTGATGTGGGTAGTCATTCAAAGAGACTTTCCGCGTCTCTGCCCTTTCGGGCCCCCAAATCCCTTGAGGATGAAGCGCCGGGTTGGTCCCAGCTGACGAGGCCTCCACCATGGTCATCACAGGGGGCGCTTATAGAACATACAAGGAACACAAGATGACGCTACATTGCAAGGGAACGTAGCGACGCAAGAAATCGCCGCTGTGGAAAACTCAGGGTCTGCCGAAATATCGGCAGACCCTGATCCACCGTTAGGACACCTGTCGGGCCTGCGCCACATAGGCCTCAGCGAGCGCAACGACCGCCGTTATCAGCGCGAAGCGTTCCTCGGAGAACGGTATGCCCCTGATCTGGCAATAACCGAACACCAGAACGAAGACGATGCCAATGCCCCTCGCTGCGCGCAGATAAGCTTGGGTCTGTCTGCCGAGCAGCGCCGAGATCAGCGGCTCACAAATCGTCGTCATGAGCCGTTTCATATCCGCTCCCACTCCAGATCGTCGTCGCCGCCTCGCGACCAGGCTATTTGTGAGAGAGTAAGAGAATCGGCTTCCGGTGCGGCAAGGCTCGGCTCGAAGTCGGCAGTATCATGTTCCGCGTCGTTGCCGTCTTCGATGTCGTCAGGGCCACTCCGGAAAAAGCCCCTGCCGAACGTCTCCAGAGCTGTCTGCTCGAGGGAGTCGTCATCCTCCGCGTCTTCATACGGAAGTGCCCAAGGAAGCGCGACGTGAAAACCCGGCTCCAGGAAACTGGCATCAAGCTCGTCGCCACTGGGTTCTAGATCGGGATCGCCGTCTAGCGCGTCCAGCGCCGCTAGGGCGCGATCTATGATGTCGGCGAGCTCGCGCCGCGCTGAACGGCGATCGGGCGTCTGAGAGGGCCCCAGGCCGCCGAAGTTGCTATCGAGGTACATATGGTTGGCTCACGGATATGACCGGCTTCTCAGGGCCGGGGGTCTCCCCATATCTGGGGACACCCACGCCAGCGACGGGCTGGCACCGGGAGTCTGAGAACACGCCCGTGAGAACGTGCGCCGCGGCCTTCACCCGAAGGCTCTTGTATAGCCGCGGCACTCCCGGCATAGTGAGCCGGTCGCAGCCCACGGCAATGGGCGCGTTACGGTTTCGGTGCTCCTTCGGCCGGCAAGCCAAGAGCGCACCTATCACGGATGAGGTGCCAACCCGAGCAAGGGTCCACCTCGGGAGTTCTCAGGCTCCACCCGATAAGCTGCGCTAGTTCGCTCCCTCCGGCAAGAGGGGACGCGAACGCGAATTCGACTCGGAGCAAGCATCGGTATGACGGCCCGCTCCTACCGTCATTTTACCCGACACTCGATGGATACAAGTCCCGAGACGGCGCTTGTGTGTGGGCTGCCAACAGCCATTTGGATAGAGCGGGGCGCCGCATTCAATATACCTCCCGGCTCCGCTTTGCGTCCAGTTCCTTGGCGAGATCGAATTTGTCGCCCCAAGCGGTGAACCAATGATCATTTGCTCCCTGAATGGCGGCCAGTTCGATAGCATTAAAGCCAAAGATCGCACCTGCGCTGATCTTGGTGGTTGAGGAAACGTAGGGGCAAACTATCAAATCAAGCATCAGCATCAGCGCCTCTGCGTCATTAGGGCAATGCGCCTTGACGTACTCCAGTTTTGATAGCGCTTGAGCTTCGATGAATGCACGCAGCTTATTATACCGCAGCTTCGATTTCATGTACGATAGGAGTACCGTAATTGAGAAATGATTTAAAAATTCACTACGCCGGTAATCACCGCTGGCTTGATCTATCTCTATCAAGAAATGCTTCGCAATTGCCTGCTCCGGAAGCCAGTACTCCCTTCCTATTTGCGATAATGCGATCAACAAATAAAGACTCTCAACTTCTCTATGCGCATTCATTTTATTCTTGTCCAACATTTGAACGACATTATCGTGCACAAACTTAAATAACAAATGCCTCAATTCGTGCGAAAAGCTACGTCCAATTATAAACACGACCGACATCGAAATCATTCGACACATACGTATCGTATGATTGACCTTAGGGCTAGCCGAGTAGGCGAAGAATGCGAACTCTAGGAGTGACACCAAAGCGTACACAGAGCGACGTCGATCGGGCTCACTTTTGTCGCTAGATGAATACATCTTCACAATCTTATCGATCTTTGTTTCTATAATGGCAAAAGTATAATTCAGCAGATCTCCATATTCGACACCTGACTCCTTAATAATCATTTTGTAACGAATTATCAGACGATTTGAATTCAGAGCGCACTTGAAGCGCCTCACCACCTCCACCGGATCGCTCTCAGTTATCTCTTCGTCGACAGAGGGGTCGATTTCACTGTTAAGAAGCGTAGAAATTCGTTCCTTGGCAATAGTTATTTCGGTTATTATTGGCTTCGGATATGATTTAACTTTGGCTGAATTGATAGATAGCTTCTTTGATTTGAGAACAACCTGCAATTCCTCAATGACTCTCAGTTCTGTTGAGGGGTCATTGAAAAAGACAAAATAGTCATCTACATAACGAAAGATTTCGTAATCGATCTTGTGAACTAACTTTGCATTATCGCGAAGGCAACGCTCAAGCTCCACATCAATAGACTGGAGTATGATCTCGGCAAAAATGCGGGAAAATTCCGGACCGATAACTATTCCGTTTGTTTCACTTTGATTCAGCCGTTGCATTACGCTGTCGAATCGTCCAGCAAACGTTCGAGTTGATTGATCTAAATGAAACTTGGTCTGGCCTTTTCCGAGAACGGCCCAAGGTAGCGAGTGCGTATAAATACTATCAAAGCATTTACTTACGTCAACCTGAGCCATAGCATTGTATTTTTTCTCACACCGATGGTATTTATAGGATTCAAAAAAACGGTGGATGTTTCGATATTCCCGGTACACAAAGTACGAACCTAACTGCTCGTATTCGTTCTCTTCCTCCTCGACGCCAGCGGGAATATTCTCAAGCTTCTGCTCATGAATCTTATCTTTGAAGTATGCAAATCGAGATACTGACACAGGATGGCGAATCGAGAAGGAGCTCAGGGAGGCGTAATGAATGATGAGCGCGTTATAGTGGGCGTAGAAGTTCGCTACCTCCACCTGATTTCTCGGGTGAACCACGCTCAAAGTTCGACCGTCAAGTTTGTGTGCCACACGAAAGTTGAACGGGATCGTGCTCATCCGGCATTCGGCGATGGAGACACTTCGTCGTGTTATGGCTCCTCCCCACTCCGTAGCCTGTTCTGTTGCAAGCACCGCGGTTTTGGGCAATCCAAACAGCAAACTCATTGTGCAATCGAGCGCCGCCCCTCCGTCCTTCCACCGCAGGCGGCCATCTTCGATCTCAACACGGTGATCTCTCAGGAAGGCAAAAAATCCTCGGTTCGAGAATGTCGGCGGCACCTCGAAGGGCAGCATGTCGGTCAAGACGGAACGCTGCCGGCGGTGTGTCAGTGAAACGCTACGCTTCGACATGTTTCCACGCCCTCACGATCACTGCGAGTTCCCTCGAACTAAGGTTATAGAAGCGTCGCTCTAAAAACCCCCTTTTAAATCCGAACGCCTTTAGTCGTGCGCGTAATTTTGGTCGCTTTATAGCTTTGATATTGGATTTTAGGAGAGAGTCGAGCATCTCATACTGAGAAAAGTCAGTAACAATAGGATTGTTATAATATATACCGGTAGCCGCTACCGACTTGCTGTTCTTGAGACGTGTATTTCCCGTAAGAAACTTAACCCGCGCGACAATCTCACGAAAAGCTGTCCTGGGATGGACGGAGTTTGTAAAGTTGTATGCAGAAAATGCAGCTGCCAGGCGGAGTTTCAGTTTCTCGATCTTTGTGTCGCTGGGAGCAATCCGGACAGTATTGATTGTCGCGATGTATGAGTACCCGAGATAGTCGAACTTGATCGAATTTCCGTTGGCAAGGTCGAGCTCTGTCGTCTTGGCAGCGTTGGCCGCAAGTCCATGCGTGATCAGAATCTGAGATAGTTGGTCTTTGTAGCTTCCTAAGGCCTTACCGGAAGGAGGTCTCGCAAAGGCAGCAAAAATATCATCGACGTAGCGACAGTACAGAACGACGCCGGAGATGTCCTTTACCGCGCGATCAACCGGTCGCAGAAAAAGTTCCGAGAGGTATGCACTGATACCCACACCACGCGGAATGCCGGTAGAGTTGCCACTGAGTTCAAAGTAGGCATCAAATATCTGCCGAATGAAGCGTTTCGATGATGAACTCAGAAGCTGATCTTCATCAAGTTTTGCATAGAGACGCTTGCGGTCGATGCTTTCATAGAAGTTTGAAATGTCTGTTCGTACGATTTCGAATGGAAATCCCGAACCGACCGTGTCCCGGACCTTGCAAGCGAGATCATGTCGGCTCGATTGCTTAACGTTATAGATGCGGTGAATGTTGCGCTGAAGTTGTTTAACCACAAAGAATGTCTCAGGAGAGCCATCAATGCAGTATATGGGCTTTCCTTTCGGCCCAGGCGCTGACTTGAGCGTAATCTTGAAGCCGGGGGAAGCAACGGCGGCACTAAGCTTGTCCATCTCCGCGTCAATGGCCTTGGACTTATCCTGCTTGAATTCCCGAAGTTCCAATTTCAGTGCAGATTCGCCGGCTTCAAAGGCCGCCTGGGGCATGGTCGTCTTCTTTTTGCGCCACGCTCGGATCTCAGCGACTTTATCATGTACGGCCTGCGTCTTTGGATCTAGATGTGGAAAGAAGCGTCCGGCGACGTCCACGCCCTTTCGGTTCTCGGTGTCAAACACCCGCCGAAAATTCTCGGCGGTGAACATTTGATCCAGCAAAGCTCCCCCTTTTGGCGCTTAGCCCCACGACCGGTTGTATGCGCCTGCTAACCCAATCTGCCACGATGGATCGCATTTCGGCTAGTACTTCGGTATGGATTTTGAGTTGTTGCTTGCGGCGTGCGAATCAGGCGGCGTGCAATCTTCTTCGGCGTTCCAGTGGTAAGCCTCCTGGAGAAACGGGGACGCAAACAACGAGTAATGGAAGCCTGTGGCCGGTACACCTCCCAAGAAGCACCATTATGTGCCGCGGATGCTACTCAGACGGTTCGCCGATAACGACGGGCGTTTCTATCACTTCAGTCGGCACCAGCCGGAGGTTTGCCACAGGCATTTCTCGAACGTGTTTTATCAGAATCATCTTTACGCACTGCCACCAGTCGATGGTGCGCGGGATCTCTCCGTCGAGCGGCAGCTTGCGCATATCGAGGACGTCGTGTCGCCGATTCTGGACCGCCTTGAGCCTCCATTGCTCGGCGGCTTTCGCCCTGACTTGGCCCGGATTGAACGAGAGGCGCTTTGTCTATTCCTCTATGAGCAGTGGCGGCGTGTTCCCGACTTTCACGACGAGATTATGCCAGAAGAACGCAGTCGTGCCGTGCTGGAAAAGGCCATATCGGATTTCGAGATAGCGCACCGGCCGCTGACCGCTGATGAACGGAAGGGATACCTGGGACGAGATGCCTTGCGGGAGATACGGCAACGGGTGAGAGTTCAGTCGTTGGCGGCTGCTAGCCGTCGCGTAATCGAAATAATTAACAGCAAAGGCCTCTGGTTCGCCTTAACGCCGGCCCGGAAATCATTCTTAATTTCCAGCTATCCCGTCGTTAAAATTGTGCCGTCGGGCATAGAAAACGAGCTTCATAACCCGCAAGTGGAGCTGTGGCTCCCAATTCATCCACGAATCATGATGATATTTGCCGGCGCAGAGGGAGGGGGAGTCGTTACACTATTGGAGAAGCAGGTGCGTGACTATAATTTAGTGGTTGCGCGTAGAAGTGGCGAGTTCGCGTCCTTGTCGAAAGACTTAGTAGCTTCAATAGCTAGAACGTGCGGGCGATCCTCGCTCTGAGGATAGATCCCTCAACTCAGATCCTTGACGCCCGTGTGGAATGGGCATTTGCGACAGATCGATCGACGAGGTAGGGCAGGTCGCCTTGATGAGACCTATCCTCTGACCTGCATGTCGATCCGCACCAATTCGCCCCCGAGGTGTATCGGCGCAGCGGCGATGACCGATCGCGTGCGACCGGCAGCGATGATCTGGTCGCCGGCGCGGGGCACGTCCACCATGCTATCCGGCCAGCCGGCCACCGCGATCTCCGTCGGCCCCAGCACGACTTGGCTGTCCCCTTGGGTGATGCCGCCCAGCAGTTCATCCGGACGATAGCCACGTAGCGTGATCCTGACGTCGACGTCGAAGTTCGTCTTCGTGGTGCCAACCCAGGTTGACCGTCGCAGGACGGCGTCCTGTCCATGCAGGGCGAGCTGGCGGTTGAGCGCCGCGATGGCAGCGGCGGGCGTCATTTGGCGCCCTCTCGCTCGCTAGCGAGCGGTAGCGTCTGCGAGGTCTGCTCGCAGAGGAATGCGGCCTTGGCCGCCTTGGTGGCGAAGGGATTGCACACGGGCGAGCAATAGGAGCGCTTGTCGCTCGGATAGGGCGGGTAGAAAATCGTGCTGCACGTCAGGCATTGCAGCGCCGGCCGGCTCTTGATCCGCATGGTACCGGCGCATTCGCGCGAGCAGTACCGCGACACGCCCTTGCCGCCGGTGTTCTTGGGCTTGAACACCGCGCCGCAGTGCAGGCATTCGCGCTCCTGCCACTTGCGGCGAGAGTCGGCGAAGCATGATCTTGAGCAATAATTTCGGCGTTCGTCTCTTGTTGCGAAAAAGGAGCCGCACTGCTCGCAGTTTCGAGACCGAAGCCTTTCCGTTTCCGCCGATCGCGCCGCACTGAATGCCAGGTAGTCCGCAATCGACATCCGACGATGCTCTTTGCGACGCAATTCGGCTGCCGCCATGCTCGCACAGCTGTCGCAGCAATATTTGACCGCCTTGCCATTCCTCTCGCCACGATCAATCGGGATGGGCTTGCCGCAGCGGCGGAAGGCGCAGAAGCCTTTCGACGTATCGGTGTCGGCGAACTCGGGTTGCCCCTGCCACCACGTCGGACGGACCGCGCCGATCTGCGCAAGGGCCGCCGCCACGACCTCAACCGCAGTGTGATCGGCATCCGGCCATCTCCAGCCTTCCAGACAAAGAGAGCTGCGGACGCCGTTGCGGCAGGCGCCTTCAAACGCAAACCGCGTCGGCTCGCCCTGCTTCAAAATGCCGGCGATATCGCTGACCAGCTCATCGAACCGGATGCGGTTCAGCTTCCGGGGCTTGGTCTTGCTCGCTTTCTTCTGCCGCTCCCGAAAGTCGTCCCAAGCGGTCGCAATGCGAAGGCGGCGCCGAGTTTCTGGCGTGATCTGAAGCATCACAGCACCATCAATTCCGGCGACCACTCGTCGCTGTCGTAGATGCTGGCGCCGGCTTCTGCGCTGGCGCGGCTGACCGCCATGGCGCAGGCGACCGCGCCGTCGATCCGGTCGCGACTCTTGCCCTTGTGGAACATGCGGTTGCCGGCGCTGTCGGTGTGAACGGCGATGTTGTCGAAGCACCAGCGCAGGACCGGATGCCCGCCATGGGCGAGCTGGCGGCCGACAATGGCGCGCTCCAGCTCCTTGACTGCCGGCGCCATGGTGACCCAGCCCTGGCGCATCTCGACGGCCGGCAGCCCATCCTCAGCTAAGTTGTTGAGCATGTTGCGGGCGAGGTGCGGATCGAATGCGATCTCCTGAACCGCGAAGCGATCGCAAAGGCCGCGGATGGTGTCTTCCACCGTGCGGAAGTCGACCACGTTGCCGGGCGTCGGGGTGATGAAGCCCTGATCTGCCCAGGAGGGGTACGGCACGCCGTCGCGATCGGCGCGGATGCGCAGGTTCTGCTCCGGGCAGAAGAACCACGGATGCACGAGGTAGCCGCCGCGCTCGTCGCGCCAGGCGGCGACGACGGCGGTGAGATCGTGATTGGAGGAGAGGTCGACGCCGAGCCAGCACGGCTCGCCGGCGAGCAGCTCGAGGTCCACCTCGCCAGCACCGGCGTCGTACACCTCCATGTCGACGAACGGATCGGCGGAGTGATCAAGCCAGATATTGAGGTTGAGCTGGCGGAAGGCCTCGCGATCGCCGATGCGGCGCTGGCCCTCGCGGGCGAGCTGGCGCAGGCCCTCGAGGTCGGGATAGCCATGGGCGAGGCCCGGATTCACCCGGTGCCACACGTCTTCATCGGTCCAGTCGCAATCCCGCTCGGCTTCGAAGAGGATCGGCAGGATCGAGGGATCGTCGACCTCGCCACGGGCGACCTTGCGGGCATCCTCCACGATGTCCCAGGCGACGTTCTCCTGCCCCCGGCCGGCGGTGGTGGCGACGATGAGGAGCGAGCCCTTCTGCTTGACGAGGCCCGAGCGCAGCACGTCCCACAGGTCGCGCTTGGGCCAGGCGTGCAGCTCGTCGGCGAGCACGAAGGCGGGCGTGCGGCCGTGCTGGGTGCCGGCATCCGCCGAGATCGCCTCGTAGAAGGATCCATCGCGCGGGAAGGTCAGGCGGTTGCGGTAGTCGACGACGCGGGTGTTCGCCGCCGCCTGAGGCACGGTGCGCACGATGCCGAGCGCCTCGGCATAGGCGAGACGCGCCTGCTTGCGGTCGGCGGCCGCCGATATCACCTCGCCGCCCGGCACCCGCTCCGGCCCGATCGTATGCAGCAGCGCCAGCGCGGCGGCGAGCGAGGTCTTGCGGTTGCCACGCGGCAGCAGCAGCACCACGGTCTTGACGATGCGGGTGCCGTCGGCGTGGCGCGGGCCATAGATCGCCCGCACGATCCGCTCCTGCCAGGGATCAAGCTGGAACGGCTTGCCGGGAAGCGGGCTCTTGGGGTGCTTGAGCTTGCCAAGCCAGCGCACGGCGCGCTCGCCGCGCCCCATGGGATCGGCGATCTCGCTGCCATCGAAGATCCATTCGGGGAACGTCGAGCGCGCCATGGTCAATCGCCCATGCCGAACAGGTCGTCTTGCCCGTCGTCGGCTGCATCGCGGGCGGCGGGCCGGGAGCGACTGACGGGAGTGAGCCCCAGCTCGCCGGCAAGAAGGCGCGCCTGCGTCATGGCGGCATCACGGATCGCAACGGCAGGATGCTTCTTCGGGCCGGTCTTCGTGCTGACGATCATGCCTTCGCGGGCAATGATGCGGGACGCCTCCGCGACCTGGCCGATGGAAACGCAGTAGCTGGTGAAGGTCGCGATGTCGGCTGCGGTGAGCGTCCGCCGCTCTTCGATCAGGATCGGGGCGACCCGATTCCATTCCTCGCGGGCATCGGTATCAAGCCACGCCGGCGGATCGAGCTGGCCGCGAACGGGCGAGGATCCCGCCACCACAAGATATGGCTTCCTCCCTCTCACGAGCCGGTCCTTAAGCCGCGCTTTTCCTGTGCCTGCTTCCAGCGGCTATGACAGGAGGTGCAGAGCGGCTGCCAGTTGGAGCGCGACCAGAACAGCCGCTGATCCCCCTTGTGCGGGATGATGTGGTCGACGACCGATGCCGGCGCGCTGCAGCCGGGCCGGGCGCAGTGCGGATTGAGCTTCAGGAACGCCGCGCGTTCCTTCTCCCACTTGCTGTCATAGCCGCGCTCGCGCGCCGGCACGCGACGCTGCTCATAGGCCGCCTTGCGCATGCGCTCACAGGGGCAGCGCTCGCCCGAGGCGATCCGATGGCCGCAGCCGCAGATTCGAGGCGCGCGTACCGGCATCGCCCGACCTCACGCGAAGCCCGGCAGCCGGTACGGCGCCAGGAGGTCGGTGACATCGGCCGACAGCGAAGCCGGCAGGCCGTAGGAGAAGGATCCCACGCCGTCGACATCCTCGCTGCGCACCGTCTGGTCACGCCCGCGCGCGTGCCAGGCGTTACGCACGGCAAGGATCGCCGCCCGCTCGATATCGGGTGGAAGATCACGCCCCTCGTCGCCGGGCAGGAGGAAGCCGGCGGCGTAGTCGACGAGGATCCGGCCGGGCGACCACACCGAGCGCGCGCCGGACGCGGTGAGCCGATACAGCATGCCGGTCTCGGCTTCCGCCTCATAGAGTGCGGGCGCCAGCGAGCCGGCTTCGGTGGTGACGGAGGTGATCGCCGCCAGCGGGAACCGCGAGAGCAGCAGCGTGCCCGCCGGCTCAGTGAGGTGGACGGTCTCGCGCAGACCCTCGCGGGCGAACACGCGCCCGCACCAGCTCTCGATCGCCCGGCTCGCCTGGCCGATCAGCCCGCCGAGATAGGCGTCAGCGGCGTCATCGGTGACCTCGAGCTCGAGCTTCACGGCGTCGAGCGTGGTCAAGTCGCGTTTGGCGGCCGGCGTGATGACGGTGAGCATGAATGTTCCTCGGAAGAGAGGGCGGACGCAGCCTCGCGCTGCGCCCGCCGATGAGCCCTTGGCCGGGAAAGGAGACCGGCTGGTGCTCGCGACCTTCGCCACCTTGACCCTCCCGAAATCGGCCGGGCGCCTCAGGGAGGTGGCGTTTCCGTTGTTGGGCAGGCCGCTACGTGCCCTCATACGGGGCGCGCCCGGAGCCGATCAGGCCACCGGGCGCTCGCGCGCGTGGCCCTTGATGACGGTGGCGGCGAGCGGCGTCGCCGTGCCGTGGGTGCCGGAGAAGTCGGCGAGCAGTTTGATGAAGCGCCGATTGCCGACATAGCCGACGCGGGTCACGCTCGGATCGGGGTGCGCCGCCTTCAGCGCCAGCACGATGCCGGAGGTGACGCCGGCGACGCCCTGCACATCAGCGTCCGTCACCGGCTCATAGGTGGCATCGTCGTCGCTGTGCGAGAGCTTGAACTCGACCTTGTTCGTGCCGTTGAAGCTGATGCCGCCGGCGCCGACATGGATCGCCAGCATGGCGGAATCGAAGCCCTTGAGATCGATCGCCGCCGGGGTGTTGTCGGCGTCATAGGCCGCCGGCGCGATGACCGAGGCGACGGCGGTATTCGAGATGATGTCGCGCATGGATGAACCTCCGCAGAGCGCGTGACGGGGAAGCGGCGGCCTTTAGGAGGTCGCCATCTTGAGCTTGCGCAGCGCCCGGGCCTGCACCACGCCGGCGCCGGTACGGCGGGTGGCATGGATGCGGGTGATGCCGTCGGTGGCGCGGATGTACGGGTTGACGAAGATCGACAGCGCCAGGCGGTCGACGATCCGGTAGGCGGTGGCGAAGTCGCCGAACAGGATCGGGAATTTGCCGGAGGTCGCGTCGGGCAGGTCGACCGCTTCCACGACGGGCCGCCCCAGCAGCATTTCCGGCTGGCCGGCCTGATAGCTCGGCTGCCACAGATAGACGCCCGTGTTGCCGTCCTTCAGGGTGCGGACCTTGGCGAGCGTGCCGCCATTCATCAGCCAGGTGCCGCGGGAGCGGTACGCCGCGGGCAGCGCGTACATCAGCGCGATGAGCTGGTCTGCGGAGAGGTTCGTCGCGTGGCCGTTCAGCGTCTCGGCGATGCCCGTGGCGGAGAGCAGGCCTTCCGGCTCCAGCACGCCGTTGCCGGAGACGAAGGCGAGGCCTTCCTTCTGGCCGAAATCCTCGGCAAGCGAGAGGCGGATTTCCGCCTCGGCCGTGCCGCCGCTGTCGGCCAAGAGCTGGTTGCTCACGTCGACGAAGGTGTTGACCTCGCGGATCGGGATTTCCACCTGGCCGAAGCTCGGCTCGCTGCCCTCCTGAGGCTGCGTCTCGCCCTTCCACTTGGCGTTGGTGATGCCGGTGCGCTTGGGATAGCTCACCGCCGGCGCCGTGGTGGTGCGCACGGTGGCGAGCGTGCGGATCGGCGAAAACTCGACGAGGTCACGGATGAACTCGCCCGACATCTCGGTCGGCGCCAGATAGCCGCCCTGCGTGTCCGACGAGACGGTGAGCACCTTGAGCTCGGCTTCCGGCGCGCGATCGCCCTGGCGCAGATAGGCGGCGAAGGCCTTCTGCTCGGTGCTGGGCTCGCCCTCGGTCTCGCCGTTGCCGTTCGGGCGGTTGCCCTTGGCCTCCAGCTTGTCGAGCCGCTCGGTGAGCTTGGACACCGGATCGTCCTTCGGCTCGGGCGTGGTGCCCTTGCCCTCCAGCGCGGCGATGCGATCGCCCAGCGACTTCTGGCCGTCGGTAACGGTCTTGGTGAGGGCGTCGAGCGCCTTGGTGACGACCTCGCTGGGATCGTCATTGTCGCCCTTCAGCTCAACCGCGCCGGGCGCCAGCACGTGCAGGCAGGTATGCTTCATCGTCAGCTTCCTCGAATGGCCGCTTCCGCGCGCCGGATGGATTCGGCGAGGGCGAAGGCCCCCGCCGCGGACTTGGCGGAAGTGACCTTCGCGCCGGGGTGCATGGGCGCGCTCACCAGCGACACCTCGAAAAGCTCAAGCGCCTTGATCGTCCGGCCGCCGCCGCTGCGGGCCGCCGCCTTGCGGGTGACGAAGCCGATGGACAGGCCGCGCACAGCGCCGGCCTTCACCAGCGCCCGCACCTCGCGAGCACGGGCCACCTCGTCGACGAGCAGCCGGCCGGCGACGTGCAGGCCGTCCGCCTTCTCCTCCACCCGGTCCCAGGCCCCGACCGGATCGTTGAGGTCATGGCCGAACAGCATGGGCAGCGGCAGCTTGAGGCCCTTGAAGGCGCCGGGTTCGATCCAGTCGCCGATGCGATCGGGCGCGCCGAACTTCCAGGCGAGGCCGGAGATCGCCCCGCTCTCGTCCGCCAGCACCTTGGTCTCGAAGAAGGCGCGTTCCATCAGAGCGCCTTTCGCAGCAAGTCGATGGTGCGAACCCCGTCGCTGCCCCATTCCGAAAGCGCTTCACAGGCGGCGTCGTAGGAGGGACCGTCCCACACGCCAAAACACCGGCCGCCCTCGTCGACGTAGTCCACGAAGTACCAAGCCTTGCCGGATCGGGAGGGATCGGAGCTCTCTGTGATGACGCCCCCACGAAGCTCGGCGTAGGGGTGCAGCGGAACGACGTTGTCCATCAATCTTCCTCGCGGCGGGCCGGCCCGGTCGTGCGGGTGGTGACGGTGACGTTGGGATTGGCGTATTCCTCGCCGCCGGCGCGCGGCGGCAGGTCGAGCCAGTCGCGGCCCTCGTTGGGGTTCAGCACCCGCGCCGAGATGAGCGAAGAGATCGCGGTCGCCCGCTCGGTGAGGGCGGCGCGGGTGAGATCGTCGCGATCGAACAGGATCCGGTACTCGCGCCGCTCTTCCGACGTGAACAGCGCCCGGCGCAGGGCGCCCTCGAGCGCGCGCAGCCAAGGCTCCAGCGAGTAGGTCAGGAACTCCTTGCCCATCTGCTCGGAGTTGGACCAGGTGGCACGGTCCAGCTCGTAGAGCATGGACGGCGGCACGCGGAAGGCGCGGGCGATCTCGATGATCTGGAACTTGCGCATCTCGAGGAACTGAGCGTCCGTCGACTTCAGCGTGAGCTGCGTGTACTCGGCACCGCCTTCCACGATCGCCGTGCCGCCGGACTTGCCGCCGCCATGGGCGAGCTGCCAGGCCTCACGGATGCGCTTCAGGGCGTCCGGTGAGGTGCGGTCCTTCAGCGCCAGCACGCCCGACGGCCGCGCGCCGTCGCGGAACAGCCGGCCGGCATGGCCCTCCATCAGCTTGGCGACGCCTATGGCATCCGCGGCGAGGGACAGCGGGCAGCGGGCGAAGGGTGAGCGCAGGTGCACCACGTCGTCCGCCGAGACCGGCACATTGTTGATGCGATAGCTCGGCTCAAGCCGGCCGTCGCCGGAATAGTCGACCGTGAAGTGCGCCGGCTCATAGCGCACCAGCTCGATTGTGCGCCCATCCACCTTGTTCGCCAGCGCCAGCGCGCCCTTGTCGCTGATCAGCGCGGCGGCGACCATGTCGCGGATGAACTCGAAACGCGACGTCCAGTCGTTTGGGCGATCGGCGAGCAGCCGCGCCGCAGGATGTTCTGGCGCCTCGGCTTCCGTGCCGCCTATCCGGTGCATGACCTTCAGCTCGAGGCAAGCCGCGGGTTCCGAGATCAGCCGGATCGCCGACTGCGCTGCCGGCACAGTCAATGCCTGAGCCGCACCAACGGACAGGCCGGAGGGCGGCGTGCCGAGCAGCGCTTGCAGCTCCGAATCCGGCGCCGCTAGGCTCTTCGTCGTCCTGAACCATCCTGAGAGCCGCTGAAGCACGTCTGACCTCGACTAACCTACTGATAAATAGTAAAAAACCCTATTTAGCCTCTATCTCGCACGGTGGACCCCAAGCGGTCCGGCGCCCCTGGCGCAAAGTTGCGAACCACCCCCCGGTCATGCCGCCGCCTCGTCGTCGTCGCGCTCGCCGCTGGCGATGCGCATGCGATCCAGCGCACTCGCGCCGGGCGGGCGAAGCGTCGGCAGGCTGCGACCGCGATAGCGGCCCAGCGGTTGACCGGGAGGCGAACCGAAGATGAGCGCGGCCACTGGCTCGCGGCCGATCTCGGCGCGGCAGAACCGGCACCATTGCTGCCAGGCCAGCGTGCCGGCCTCGACGAAGGTCCAGCTGTCATCCGGCGTGCCGAACACAGCGCGGCGCGCCAGCTCGGCGTGCAGCGAAGCGGTCGGACGATCCGAGGCGCGGATAACGGCGTGATGATGCATAGATGATTCTATGCGCTCGCCGCGATCACTCGAACAGATGCCTGTTTCTCTCAGTTACTATCACATCGTGATATGTCATCATCTCGCAGGCCAGTGGCATCTCCGCTTGGATGACGAGCCAAGGTAACAGAATATTGGGCTACGTCTCCTCCCACCAAGTCACGACCTCTTAGGGTCCTCTCTGTGCTCTTCGTGGGGCTCAGATTTTTGACTTGTGCAGAGGATTTGGACCCTATCGGCCGATGCGCTGTTGGCCCGCGCTTGAGCCACGCACGCCATTCCGGCGACACGATCTCCACCACGTTGGGCAGATGCTTTCGGCCGCGCTGCGGACGATGCATGACCCGGATCAGCCCAAGCCGTCGCGCCTCGTGCAGCGCGTTCTGCACCGAGGTCCGGCACACGCCTGCCAGCGCGGCCATCTGGTCAATGGGCAGCTCGCATGTGCCGTGGTGCTTCACCTCGCCGGCGACGATCGCCAGGACGGCGCTCTCGCTCTCGGTGAAGCAGCTGGCCAGCGCGGCTGGCATAGGTGCGGACCGGGCAAGTCCGCGTCGCCGGCGCCGTGCCACCTCCCGATCGGGTGCCGCCTGCCGGCGTCGCGGCTTGAACCGGCTCAGATTGACGGGCGCCGACGCCTGGCGCGGTCCCTCGGCAGGCTTGCGCCTGGCGCTGGCGAGAATAGCCAGCCCGTTGGCATCGTCGTCCGACAAGGCGCCCGCCAGATTCTGCCGCCAGATTGCCGCGGTCAGGCGGTCCAGCTCGGCGCCCCCGTTCGCCTGACCAATGGCGACGCGAAAGGTCTCCACGACGACAACCGCGCTCATCGGTCCCGCCCCACGGCCGTCATGGCAGCCTTCAATGTGGCGAAGGTGCCGAGCGCCTCGCCATCGGCGTCCAAGGCGCGGAAGCCGCCGGCGAGGCTCTCGACAGAGCCGAGGCGCTCCCGCCCGTCATAAACGGCGCCGCAGGGCCGCGTCGCAGCTCGCGAAAGTGGGACGCGGTCGGTTGTATCTGTACCGGAAACGTTATGTTCTTCTTTTGTCCCGACCGAACCTAAGCCATTGTCACTTTTTGCGACGGGTCGGCCTGCCGGGCCCACCAAATCCGCCGATTGTCCCTCGCCGTCCAAGGTCTCCTGGCCCTGCGCCCTTTCTTATCGACCGATGGGATTGGCGGCGAATGAGGTGTAGACCTAGATACAGGATGCTCAGGTTGCCGGTACGCCGGCGAAAGGCGCGAGCCTGTCGGGTTGCGAGGCTGAACATGCGGACCGCCCTGTTGTCGATTCCCCTGCTCCTCGCCGCGGCGCCGGCGCTCGCGCAGACGCTGCCCAACTCGCTTACCATGAGCTGCGCCGCCACGCGGGCGCTGGTGCAGAAGAACGGCCAGGCCGTGATCGCCACGGGGCCGAACATCTATGAGCTGTTCGTCGTCAACGTCAGCTACTGCCTGCCGTCGCAGACGACGCGGCCGGCTTGGGTCAAGACCGCCGACGAGGCTCAATGCCTTGTCGGCCGGCGCTGCGTGGACCGGCAGATCCGTATCCGGCGCTAG